CGGCACGTATTCGGCGCAGCGCCAGGAGCTGGTCGAACAGTGGATCAATTACGCCGTGTTGACGGACGAGTTCGTGGGCCAGTTCGTCCAGCCCGTGTGGAAGGACTTCGTGATGGCTGCCCACCTATCAGGCGCTGTGGTCATGCCCAAGGATGTGGATCCAAGCAGCATGGACGATGCGCTGTTCGTCGGGCAGTCAATGCCGTGGATCGACCCACTCAAGGAGGCGCTGGCGTGGCAGAACTTGGTGCAGGATGGCTTCGCCAGCGAAGTCGAGGTGATGCGCAAGCGCGGCGCCAATCCCCGCGATGTGCTGGAGCAGATCGAGGCGCATCGGGCTAAGGCCAAGGAGAAGGGTTTGGTGTTCTCCTCCGACTTTGCCAACCAGCGCGCCCCGAAGGCGCCGTCGCCGCCTGACAACGGCGATTGAAAATATAGTCTCATTTTTACGTAGAAATGAGACTGCGCAAACTGGAAACTGTGCGTACCGAATAAGGAACGCACAATGCCAGCACCTACTACAACCCAGCAAGCCCCGGCCGCCAAGTGGTACACCATCCGTGCCCACGCGCGGCCGGTGGCCGGTGCCGTGGCGGCGGCCTCGTCCGCCGAAATCCTGATCTACGGCGATATCGGCGAAAGTTGGTACGGCGACACCATCGCCGCCATCGACTTCGTGCGCGAGTTGTCTGCGCTGGACGTGGACCAGCTGACGATTCGCATCAATAGCTACGGCGGCTCGGTCACGGACGGCATAGCCATTTTCAACGCGATCAAGCGCCACAAGGCGACGGTGACCACCATCGTGGACGGCGTCGCCGCATCAGTGTCCAGTCTTATTGCCATGTCGGGCGATAGCATCGAAATGGCGGAAAACGCCTTGCTGATGATCCATGCGCCCTGGCTTGACTACGCCAGCGGCAACAGCGTGGCGATGCGCGAGTATGCCGACATGCTCGACACCTATGCCGATGCAATGGCGACGAGCTACGCCTTGCGCTCCGGCGACAAGGACGCCGCACTGGTGCTGCTGGCCGACGGCAAGGACCACTGGTACACCGCCGGAGAGGCCATGGCGGCCAAACTCATCGACGTCATCGTGGCGTCGCTGCCGATTTCCGCCGCCGCGCAGTTCAGCGTGCCGGTCAAAGCTCGTTTTTCATCGTTCCCCCTGCTGCCGGATGCGCCGGCCGCCGCCGCTCCGGCACTAACCCCTACCCCAACTCCGAAGGAGAGCACCACTATGCCAGCACCAAACCCAACGGCGGCGGCCGACGCCGAGCAGATCCGCGCCGCAGCCTTGAAGGACGACCAGGAACGCCGCACGGCAATCAGCGGCGCCTTTGCCGGCTTTGCCAAAGTCGAAGGCGTCGTAGCCCTGCAGACGGTCTGCGTCGACGATCATAATTGCACCGTCGAACAGGCAAACGCCAAACTGCTGGCGCACCTGGGGAGCGGCGCGGCGCCGATCGCGGGCACCCACATCGTGACCCTGGAAGACGAGCGCGACAAGTTTCGTGCCGGTGTGACCGCGTCGGTGCTGGCCCGCGCCAGCCTGGAAAAGGACGATCGCGCAAACAGCTTCCGCAGCTACAGCATGCTGGACATCGCGCGCGCATGCCTGGAGCACGCCGGCGTGAAGGCGCGCGGCATGGACAAGATGGGCCTGGTGGCCGCGGCGTTCACACATTCTGGCAGCGATTTCCCGCTGTTGCTGGCCAATGTGGCTGAAAAGGCCATGATGAAGGGCTACGACGAGGCCGAGGAAACCTTCCAGCTCTGGACCGCTTTCGGCACGCTGGGCGACTTCAAACCCGGCAAGCGTGTCGATCTGAACACGTTCCCATCGCTGTCGAAGGTCGAAGATGGCGGCGAATACACCTACGCCACGCTGGGCGATCGCGGCGAGCAGGTACAGCTGGCGACGTACGGCAAAATGTTCTCGTTGACGCGGCAGACCATCATCAATGATGACCTGGACGCCTTCACCAAGATCCCGCGCCGCATGGGCCGTGCCGCAATTCGCACTATCGGCGATCTGGTCTACGCAATCCTGAACAGCAATCCGGCGATGAACGACGGTACCGCGCTGTTCCACGCGAACCATAAAAACCTGCTGACGGCGGCGGCGATCACCACCGCCGGCATCGATGCGATGCGCGTCGCCATGGCGACCCAGAAGGAAGGCCCCGCCACGCTGAACATCCGTCTTGCCAAAATTCTCGTTCCGGTGGCACTGGAGGGTACGGCCAAAGTCGTGCGCGACAGCGAGTTCGAAGTGGGCGCCGCATCCCGCAATAACACTGTGCCGAACTCGGTTCGCGGCACGTTCGAGGTGATCTCCGACGCACGCCTGGACGTCGCTTCGGCCACCAGCTGGTACGGCACGGCCAGCAAGGACGTGAACGACACCATTGAGGTCAGCTACCTGGACGGTAATCAGTCGCCGACGCTGGAGCAGCAGAACGGCTGGAACGTCGACGGCGTGGAATTCAAGGTGCGCATGGATGCTGGCGTGAAGGCGCTGGACTACCGCACGCTGGCCAAAAACCCGGGCGTGTAACCGCCTCGGCGACGCATGTGACGCGCCGGTCTACGGCGCAATCTCAAATCTATAGGAGCCAATGATGGCGAAGAATTACGTTCAAGAGGGTGATGTCCTGGCGTTCACTGCTGGCGGCGCAGCCATCGCATCGGGCGCCGTGGTGCTGATGGGTAAGCGCATTGGCATCGCGCTGGCCGACATCGCAGCCAACGGCACTGGCACGGTATCGGTCACTGATGTGTGGACGGTGGCGAAGCTGGCCACCGACGTTGTGGCGCAAGGCGACCTGCTGTACTGGGATGCCGCCAATAGCCGTCTGACTGCGACCGCGTCCGGTAACACGCTGGCCGGCTTTGCTGCCGCTCCCGCTGGCAACGGCGCCACCACGGTCAACATCAAGATCAACGGCTGACATGTTCCACGTGCTCGAAGCCCGCACCAACCGTGCTGTCCTGTTGCGTCTGGCGAATGCGACAGCGGTCATTGGCGGCGGGCAGCCTGTCCCCGTGCTGTTTGATGCGGAGTTCAGCATCGGCAATGTCGGTGTGGTCGGCATGGGGGCGGCGGATCCGCAGTTGTGGATCAGCTCCATCGATGCGCCGCCCGAGTTGGCCGACACCGTCATCTTGGTGAACGGCGCCGCATGGCGGGTTGCTCTGCGTAAGCCGGATGGCGCGCAGGTTGATGGTCTGACGCTGCTGATTTTGGAAAAACCATGAGCACCGCGCACCGGCTGATCGCACTTGCCATTGTCGACCTGTTGAAGGCCGGCGGCGTTGCCGGAGGCCGGGTATTTCCTGCGCGCACCCGGGCCATCAGTGCTGATCAGCCGGCTGCTGTGGTGGTTCGCCTGGTGCGTAGCGCCTCGCAGCTGGCGTCCGTCATGGGTGGGCGCACCAACTGGGCCACGCTGATCGAAATCGAATGCTATGGCCGCAACGTTGGCGGCGCGCCGGATATTGAAGCTGACGCCACCGTAGTGGCCGTCTTCGAGCAATTGGATGTAGACCCCACGCTGGCCGGCCAGGTCGAGGACATCGAGCCGCTGGAAGGCGACACGCTCGAATGGGAAATTGACGAGCTGGATAGCGGCCTGGCCTGCATCACGGCCAAGTTCATCGTGAAGCACCAAACAACTGGAAGGAAATTGACGCAATGAATACGTATGAAAACGACGCAGGTAACGACGATGGCTTGGACGGCACGCAAGGCCAGGCCGTGGCAGCGGTGAAACCGGCAGACGCAGCGATCCAGCACGCCGAGCCTCAGGGCGGTGGTTCCTATGTCCGCGACATGGTGACCGGCGCGCTGATTCGAGTCGCCGGCGAGCCAGCCGAAGATCAACCAGCGCAGGAGTGAGCCATGGGCCGCCTAATCCGCAAGACCGCAATTCTGGCCAAGATCGAGACCACCTCCGGTGTTGACGCCATTCCCACTGGTGCGCTCAATGCGCTCCTCGTGAGCAAGCTGAGCATCAATCCGCTGAATGCGCAAAACGTCGATCGCGACATCATCCGCGCCTATCTGGGCGGCTCCGAGCAGCTGGTCGGCCCCGCCTATATGGAATGCGGCTTCGACCTGGAGCTGGTTGGCTCCGGCACGGCGGGTACCGCGCCGGCCTGGGGCGCGTGCATGCGCGCCATCGGCTTCGCCGAGGTGTTGACGGCGACCACGCGCGTCGACTATGTGCCTATCTCCCAGGCCTTTGAGTCGATCACCATCTATTGGTATGACGACGGCGTGCTGCACAAGCTGGTCGGCGCGCGCGGTACCGCAACGCTGAGCATGACCGTTGGCGAAAAGCCGGTCATGTCGTTCAAGTTCGTCGGCATCGATGGCGGCACGACCGCGGCGGGTTCTCCCGCTACTACGTTGACCGCATGGCGCATCCCGCAGGTCGTCTGCGAAGCAAACACTGGCGACATCACCCTCGGCGCGACGCACATCACGACGTCGGCGCCGGTGCTGACTGCCGGCACGCCATACCCCAGCCAGGGCCTGACGGTCGATCTGGGAATTACGACACCGTTTCAGGCCTTGCTTGGTGGCGAGACGGTTGATATCACCGATCGGAAGGTAACCGGCTCTGTAAAGCTGGATCTGACTGCGGCGCAGGAGGTCGCTTTCCTGACCGACGTCAAGGCCGCCGCCCTGACCAGTATCGGCCTGAGCCATGGCACGGTGGTGGGCGATAAGGTGCTGGTCTGGATGCCGAACGTCCAGCGCAGCGAGCCGACGAAGGAAGAGCTGAACGGCAAGCGCCTGTGCGGCTACAAGCTGAACATCAACCCACTGACTGGCAACGACGAAATCCGCATCGTCACCAGTTTCTAACTCGCTGGGTATCCAGCACAGAAAGGATTTTTCATGGCCAAGCAATACAAGATCGTAGTGAGCAACACCGTCCGCGTTCCCGTCGCTGGTTCCATCGCCGATGAAAACGGCAAGCCGTTGAACTTCAAATTTACGCTGATCTGCGACCGCACCGACCAGCAGACCATGCGTGACCAGTTCCAGGGCAAAGACCTGGTGTTCTCCGATTTCCTGAAGGTCGTGACCAAGGGCTGGGAAGGCCAGCGCCTGGTGCAGAACGAGGACGGCACGCCTGCGGAGTTCGAGCCGGATGCACTCGACGCCCTGCTGAATATCACCGGCATGGGTTTGGTTTGCTACAACGCCTACGCTGCGGAGAACGGCGCCAAGGGAAAAATCTAAGGCAGGTCACGAGCGCCTGGGCCGGCGGTGAGCTGGCTGACCAAGCCCAGGCACAGCGTGACCGCTCTACCGTCGATGAAGCGCTGGCGGCGATGGGTGTGCGCCAGGCCGATGAAGGCCAGGATGAGGAACCCGAACCGCTCTACCTCTGGCCGGAAAACCTCGAATCGTGGCGCTTGTTCCAGCAGGTGGGAACCCAGTGGATCTCCGAGGGCGGCTGTAGGACCGGGCTTAATTATCCCGGCGTGGAAATGGTCCTGCGGTACGAGTGCCCGCGCGGAAGGCGCAAGGACATGTTTCGCGACATACGTGAAATGGAAGTAGCGGCATTGCTTGCTTGGGAAGAGAAACGATCAGAAAATGACTGAAACGCGCGTCATCATCACGGCCCAGGCCGATCAGGCAATTCAGGAGTTTGAGCGGCTGCGCACCAGTGCCACTGGCTCCCTGCAGCAGACCGGCGCCGGCGCCGCGCAGCTCGATCGCGTGCGTATGTCGGCCGCCCAGACTGCGCAGGCGCTGCGGATGGTACCAGCCCAGCTCACCGATATTGTGGTGAGTCTCCAGTCCGGCCAAGCTCCGCTGACGGTGTTCTTGCAGCAGGGTGGCCAGCTACGTGACATGTTCGGCAGCACAGGCGCTGCCGCCAGAGCGCTCGGCGGCTATGTCGTGGGCTTGATCAACCCCTACACGGTGGCCGCCGCCGCCGCCATCGCGCTTGGTCTCGCCTACCAACAGGGGAGCGAAGAAGCCGACGCATACCGCAAGGCCATCGTCTTGACCGGCAACGCCGCTGGCGTAACGACAAGCCAGCTCGCCGACATGGCAAAACAGGCGGCAAAGTCATCGGGTACCGTAGGGCAAAATGCTGCGGTCATCGCCCAGCTCGTATCGACCGGCAGGGTCGCAGCCGATCAGCTGCAACGATTCTCCGCCGGGGCGATTCAATCGCAGAAGCTGCTTGGAATCTCGGTCGAGGATACCGTCAAGGCCTATGCCGAACTGGGCAAGGACCCGCTGCAGGCCACGGTTAAGCTCGATGAGCAGTATCGCTATCTGACGCTCACCATATATCAGCAGATCAAGGCCCTGACCGAGCAGGGGCGTGCGACGGAGGCTGCCAAGGTGGCGCAAAACGCCTATGCCGAAGCGCAGGATGCGAACAATAAGAAGATATCCCAAAGTCTTGGAGGTCTTGAGAAGACCTGGAACGCTGTCAGCTTGGGCGCAAAAAAAGCGTGGGACGCCATGCTGGACGTCGGCCGCGAAGACACCATCGACGAGAAAATCAAGGCCGCGGAGGAGGCGCTGAAGAAGGCGAATCTTGCGCGATTTGCATACACCGGCGGCACAGCAGCGGAGAAGGATGCTGCTGTGGAGGAAAAGCAACGCGCTCTCGACCGCCTCCAAAACATGAAGAAGGTGGAGGATATCACTGCGCAGTATGCGGCTGAGGACAGGAAGCGATTCGAGGCCGCCCAGAAATTCGACCAGGAAGGCGAGAAATTCTTGGAGCGCAAGGCCAAGATGTTGCGCGAGATCGATGCTGCTCGCGTGCTCGGCGAGCAGGCGGCCCCACGCGGGGAAGACGCGGCCGTGACCGAAGAGCGAATCCAAAAACGAATCAGCGATATTCGCAAGAGCTATGCGGACATCTACAACGATGACATTGATTCGCGCATCCAGGCCATCAAGGGCGCTGGTGCGGTGGAGGAGGAAGTCGCCAAGCGATCTTCGATGGCGTTGGCGTCGGCGCGTACTGCTGGCCTGGCAACTAGCCTCGCCGCTGAATTTGAATATGCAGGGAAGATCGAGCGCTTGGACCTGGATGCGTTCGCGCGCGAAAAAGCGAGGCTGCAGCAGGAGCTGGAGCTTACCGCCAAAAAGCCGAATAGCCAGAAGGACCAGGCCGGGCTGCGTGACCAGATCACGCTGCTCGATGTTCAGGCGTTGACGCGCAAATTGAAGCTCAAGCAGGATATTTTCGAGCTTGACGTGAAGGATACGCGCCAGGCGGCCGCAAATATCGCCTCCCTTGCTGACGCGCGCGCTGCGGATCTCAATGCCCTGAACCAGCAGCTACAGGCGCAGAGGGACTCGAACTCGCTGATCGGCGCGGGCAGGGTGCAAAGCAACGCATTTAACCGATCCTTGGTGGAGGAAGCAGCAGTCCGCAAAGAAGTCGAGGCGGAAATCCTTGACACGATCATTGGCCGAGAGTCGGAGGCGGGGGGGCGGCGGGGCCGCGCCCGCCCGCGGGGC